AAACTATTAAAAGCAGAAGCAGCTGCACCCGCAAAAGACTTAAAATAACCTTCCAATGTATCTAACTGCGACTTGACTGACATAAAGTTCCAGTTTTTGAATATATCATCTAAGGGCTTAATGCCCTGTAATGTTGTGACTAACTCTTGGGTCTTTTTTTGTGCTTCGTCTAGCAGTTTGGTATATTTGTCTATCTGAGTTATGTTTTCATCTTCAATAGCTTGCATGAGCTTTAGGCGAATACGATCTTCTTCTGTAATTTTACCCTTAAGGGCAGCCTCAAGCTGAATCTTCTGTATGTCAAAAATTGATTTAGCCTTAGCCAGTTTTAATGCATCCTGCTGAGACTTTAATGTTTTTTTGTTAGCTGCCAAAAGGTCAGCCTGTTGCTTCTTAGCGGCAGCGGCTGCTTTAATCTCTGCCTGATTTCTGGCATAAGTTCCTGCTGGACTTTTTGAGCGATTAGTCAGTGGAGTTTTATTCATTGGAATTAACCCATATTTAAACTCGACTCCGCTAAAAGCCTCTTCAAAAAGTTTAGGAGAGATGAGTGTTGCCAAGAGCTTGCTCATAAAGTCAATCTTGCCAATTGCTTTATCTACATCTCCATTGCCTGCGAAAGCACTAAAAGCATCAATTAACGCCCCACCGATAGTCTCAGAAGCATTTGCTGACGCTACACTGAGCTTGTCAAGTTTTCCGGCATAAGTGTCAGCAGCGAGAGCTGCTTGACCACTAGAAATCTTTGCAATTCTAAGCAGGATTTCTTCAAATGACATTGCGCTTAGTTGGGTTTTACTTAAACCTAATCCGTACTTTTGTAGGCCTTTAGTATTGCCCGCAAATGCCCTTGCAATATCATCTGATACAGAGACAACATCAACACCACTTTGCGCGCTCAGGTCAAGAGCAGTTCTTAATAAATCCTGAGATTTACGATAGTCTCCAGTCGTGGTAATTAACTTTTGGTAGGCAGGACGAAGAAGATCATCAAGAACGCCATATTGTTTTTCTAAATCTGCTATAAATGTTTTAACTGCTGGGTCAGCAAAAGCCAGACCAAGATTGTTAAGGGTACGAGAAAGAACCTTTGCTGCTTTGTCATCAGCAATAAAAGCATTGACCGCTTGCTTACTGTATTGCGCTAAGGCTCTAGCTGAGAAGGCAATGCCAAATCCTTTAGCAACATTGGCAATGCTCTTAGTTAGCTTTGCTGCTGCTGTGTCAGCCTGCTTGAATGCTTTCTTGCCAGTAAATTCGGCTGCAATGTCAATAACTACATTAGTCATGCTGACTCCCTTACACTGCTGACAGTTGCTCGTTTATTAAACTTGACTCTGGTGTTTTCAATGGCTTGCATGATGTGAGCAAGTTGCTTGCCTTGATCCTGATCCCACGCACGAAAGATTGCACGACCACGCATATCACCACTTGAGCCAGTTTTGCGCCCGTATAACGCGCCTTGCTGTACGAAACGAGCACCTGCGCGTGGGTTATTAGACTTGCTTCTTGGGTCTCCGTTAGGGTGCAAGCGACCAGCAATCTCATAGATTGCACCTGCTGCTGTTAAGTTTCTTACACGAAAGAGAGATCGAAAGCCTTTAGCATTAGGCTTGCCATAACCAGTGCGATACACAATACCGCGCTTGATTTCAGCTGCATTGTAAAGCGGGAACATACGCAAGCGACCTTCTGTGTTGAAGGTTCTAAACATAGAAGTCTTAGCAGTAATCTGCCGACCTTGAGCCTTGTCGTTCCAATTATAAAGATTATTAGGAGCCATTGAAGGAATAAATCCTCTGGCATCTTTTTGGATTACTTTGAGAGACTTAGTAATCTCGGCAGTTAATTCTTTAGCCAAGTCTGGAGCATAGGCATTAAGAGCCTTACGGAGTGCGATTACGCCCTTTACTTCTACTGGCATCGCTGGACTCCTTTGCTTCATCTCTAAGACCCTGCAACAAGGCTTGAAGCATTATTGGGTCTAACTCTAGTAACTGCTGTGGCGCGACCCCCAACCTAATGCTAAGTCTAGCAATAAGGTAAGTGAATGGATGATCGCGCTTTAAGACAAAGGGTCGGAGTCCAACACCTCAACACTTTTAAGAGTGCTGATGAAAGTCTCTAACCTTGCATCTACTGGCTCACCTAACCGCTTACAAACTTCATGAGATAAAAAATACACTTGGGTCTGACGCTCTTCCTCACGAAAAGCCTTATGGAACCCCATGTTGTAGTGCTGTTCGAATAAGTATTCGATGATAGGAGTTACCTCCCCTTGCACTACTTTTCCATCCACAAATGTAATTTTTAATTGTGCCATGATTGCCCCTTTGTTTGGTTGTTTAGAATGAACCTGTTGTTGTTACTGTAATTGCACCTGAGACCTGAAAAGTCAAAGACTGCATTCCTAGATCGCCTACGCCGCCTGAGCCAATTGGAGTAATAGAATCAACTAACATTAGGCCACTGTAAAATGGATTAGCTGCTGAACCCGCTACTGCTGAATTGAGAGCGCACTTGAAGTATGCATTAGTCGCGAACAATGTGTTCATTGTCTGTAGAACTGCTGATGCAGCATCATCATTGATTAGATCGACAGTAATTGAATTTGTCTGGAGTCCAGCGACATAGCGTCTCCCAGTGTCTCCCATTGCTGTAGTTTCCAAGCTATCGACTGAACGAGTCAATGTGAAATTTGTTACGAACGCACTCAGATCGATTGAGGCAGGGTCTGTTGTTCCTACTTTGAAACCGACTTTATTTGTTAAGCCTTGAGCCATTTTTATTCCTCATCTTTCTTAGTAACTGGTTTTGGTGCTGTTGCAGCTTGACCGATTCGCACGAGCCAATCTGCGTTTGCCTTGTCGTTATCGGACATAATTAACTCCAACTTGTTAGTATTGATACGGACATCTCGCAGCTGAGAAGGTCTCCCGATGCAGCATTGAGAACGCTAGGTGCGCTGATTGCGCTTACATTATAGGTCAAAGAAGATGCATTAAGTTTAGTAAATACTCCCACTACAAAATCTTCTATCCCGTTAAGATTACCTTCATTGTCAAAAAGCGGACATGTAATAATTATCTTAAAATTAGCAAGAGGACTAATTGAGATTTGTGAATTATTGTTAGGGGTAAGATAAGGATTATCTGGGCTGACAATAACTGAATTGGCCAAGACTGTTGCTGGAGGAAATGCAAAGGTTTGCCATTTCGCGTTATCAACTAGAGCTGTGGCAAGTGTCGTTCTGAGTGTGGTAATAGCAACTGGCATTACCCCACCATTGATCTTGGGTCTAGTGCGTGTGCTATCAATCCTCGCACCTTAGCAAGGAGCTGTGCGCTCATTCGATAAGGGCTTGGCTGGAAATCGACAAGGTTACTGCCTGAAAGGGTCGCAGTACGCGCTTGCCAAATTTCTACAGATACCATAAGAGCTGCGTTTTGTATTGCCTCATCTAAAGTCCAGTCGGTTGTGGTATCACCAGTGACTGTGCCAAAAGGAGAAAGTGTGTTTTTGTCTGTTGCTGTTGCAGCAGTAATTGTGTAAGTAATTGAATAGTCACCTACTTCTGTTAATGTCTTTGTGCCATTCCATGCTGTTCCAGAATTAGTAATAACTACTGAGTCTCCCACAATAAAGTCTGGGGCTTCGTTAAAGTAAAGTGTCGCTGTTGTTGTTGTTTTAGAATGTGCTATTGCAAAACCCTTTTTAGCCCAGAGCATAGGAATAAGGACTGCATCTGCTGCATCGCATACAGATTGTAGGGTGGGGTCTGTATACAAGGTACCGACTCCGAGGGTTGCTCGAAGTTCTGCGACTGTTGTAAGTGACATCCCATTCCTTTCTAAAGACTCTGGGGAGTAGAGGGCTACTACTCCCCAGAGCGACTTAGTGTGTTTCTATCAGGTCTTGTTGTTCTTAAACGCGCCTGCGCCGACCTTTGTAGCGATTGCTCCATAGCCGTAGTAGCCGATTGTTACTGAGCCTGTGGATGTTGATTCTGCGCGTAGTCGGTAAGTTGGTGACTCATACCATGTGTAAGCATCTGGGTTCACAATAAGGATTGATCCATCCTTGTCTGTGTCTGCTGTTGATGCAACATTTGCTGTCACATAAAGATTCAAACCAGCGATGTTACCTTGTAGAGCTGTAGGTACAACATTACCACCAGCGTTTTGTGGCTGTGATGCGTTGTAGATTGGACGCCCGCTGTCGTTTAGTGTCATCGTGTTACTCCATTGAGATGTATTCATGATGATG